GTTGGTTCGAACTTGGCGGGCCGCGGTGGTGACTTGGTGATTATTGACGATCCTCACTCGGAGCAGACAGCGATGTCGAGTTCTGGGTTTGACGATGCTTGGGATTGGTACACTGGGGGCCCCCGGCAACGTCTCCAGCCGGGTGGTTCGATTGTTTTGGTTCAGACGCGGTGGTCTGAGAAGGACATGACGGGTCAGTTATTGAGGGCGATGGCTAAAGACCCGTTAGCGGACCAGTGGGAAGTCATTGAATTACCTGCAATTTTTGACGATGGGACTCCGTGTTGGCCAGAGTTTTGGTCGATTGATGATTTGATCGCGGTCCGCGCATCTATTCCGCCGAGCAAGTGGAACGCGCAGTATCAGCAAAATCCTACTGGTGAGGAGAACGCGATTATCCGTCGTGAGTGGTGGCGAAGGTGGGAGCGTGAGAAGGTTCCACAGTTGGAGTATGTGATACAGAGTTACGATACGGCGTTTAGCAAGCGTGAGACGGCGGACTATAGTGCGATAACGACGTGGGGTGTATTTTATCCGAACGAGGGTGGTTCGGGGCCCAATTTAATACTTTTGGACAGTAAGAAGGGAAGATGGGATTTCCCCGAGTTGAAGCAGATCGCCTTGGATGAATACAAATTTTGGGAGCCTGACACGGTTATTGTGGAGGCGAAGGCGAGTGGTATGCCTTTGACGCATGAATTGCGGAACATGGGGATACCTGTTGTGAACTTTACTCCGAGCCGTGGTAACGATAAGGTGACGAGGGTACATAGTGTATCACCCTTGTTTGAGGCTGGCATGGTTTGGGCCCCCGACGAGACGTGGGCGGATGAGATGATAGAGGAAGTAGCGGCATTCCCGAATGGGGAGCATGATGACTTGGTTGATAGTATGACGCAGGCACTTATGCGATATAGGCAAGGAAATTTTGTCCAGCTACCAACTGATGACTGGGAAGATGAACAAAACTCTGCTAAAGTGCGAGTGTATTATTAAACCAGAAAGGCGGTCAAATGTACAAGTCTGCGGTTAACTTAGGGGCGGCTGGTTACGATCCTGTTATGTATTTTCAGGATGGCGGCACTCCTATGGATGTCCCGGACTATATGCCCACGGCTCCCGGCTCTGTTCGCACAGGGGCCCCGGAGGAGGAGTATGACGAGTCTGGTATGTCCTCTGTTTTGTGGGACAAGATCACTGGTGACGACCCTACCAAAGATGTACGTTATTCCGGACGTATTGATTCTGCGCTTGCTGATGAACTTTACGGGAGTGATCCGACGTTCATGGAGCAGCTTATTGAGAAGTATGATTATCCTGTAATGCCTGACCCTCAAACGGGTGAGTTGGTTATTCCGACTGAGTTTGGCAGCGAGGCGGATCGTCATGCGCGTCCGCGTCATGACATGCCGACGTATCCTGAACTGGAGGATGCGCGGGCGCATATGCTTGGTTCGGCGATTATGGCGAAGGAGTATGGCCCGGAGACCGCGGCCAGTGCTGGTACGTTCAATGAGTTTATAGACCGTTTTGGTCCATGGCCTGCTGGTGGTCAGAATGCGCGTGACGTTGAGATGGATCAGCGGAACAACGCGGTTGGTCGTCAGATATTCATGAAGGCTGGTATTAACGCGCCTGTTCAGCAATTGACTAAAATGGTTGACGCGGAGGTTTTTGCGCAACTAGATAAGATTATGGGTCGGACGAAGGCGGAGCAGTTTACGCCTGCGCCGGGACAGCCTCGCGCACCGCGGAACTTTGTGTCTCCGCCGGAGGGGCCGGACCTTTACTTCCCTCGCAACGACCAAGGTTATTTTGATACGACTAGGCGGATTATGGGAGTATCCCGCAAGTACCGCAACTACTAGGTTGTATCGGACAGGAGAGCTACATGGCAGAACCACGAAATGGATATAAGAGCAGCTTGATGGACAGGAATGTTCCGTCTCAGCTAGAGCGGCAAGACTTAGAAGACGAGATTGAGGTTGAGTTGCCGGGTTCGATGGACAACGTGGTTATGGGCGAGTTCATGGCCGAGGGTGTTGGCGACATTGAGATTTCCCCTACGGAAGATGGTGGGGTAGAGATTGACTTTGAGCCGCAGGATCAGCGCGGCATGAACGACGATTTTTATGCCAACTTGGCGGAAGAGATGCCGGATCGGGAGCTTGCGCGTATTGCTGGCGAGCTTTTGGACGAGTACGACGCCAACAAGGCGAGCCGTCAGGAGTGGGAAGACGCTTACAAGGACGGTTTGGAGCTTTTGGGCTTCACTTACGAGGAGCGGACGCAACCTTTCCGTGGAGCCTCCGGCGTGACTCATCCTTTGCTTGCAGAAGCGGCGACACAATTCCAAGCGCAGGCATTTAATGAGCTTTTACCTCCTTCGGGGCCCGTTCGTACTATTGTAATGGGTTCTGAGACGGCGGCGAAGGTTGCGCAATCACAGCGCGTTAAGACGTTTATGAACTACTACATCACGAATGTGATGGAAGAATACACGCCAGATATGGACCAAATGTTGTTCTATCTGCCGCTTGCTGGTTCGACATTTAAGAAAACGTACTATGACGAGACGTTAGGTCGTGCGGTATCCAAGTTTGTTCCTGCGGAGAACTTGATTGTTCCGTATGAGACCGCGGACCTCGAAACATGCCCTAATATTACGCAAGTTGTGCGGATGTCGCTGAATGATTTGCGCAAGCGTCAGTTGGCGGGCACGTATTTGGACGTTGAGGTTATTCCTGCGCAGAAGGAATTGAACGAGGTTGAGGGCGCTATTGACCGCATTGACGGTATTGAGCCTAGCCAGATTGATTACGACTGCACGATTTTGGAATGTCACGTTGATTTGGACCTAGAGGGTTACGAGGATTTAGACGCGGACGGCGAGCCAACAGGTATTCGCATTCCATATATTGTCACGATGTCCTTGGACAACGGTGAAATCTTGTCAATTCGTCGCAACTATCGCGAAGATGACGAGTTAAAGAAGAAAATTCAGTTTTTCACACACTTCAAGTTCTTGCCCGGTTTCGGGTTCTATGGCTTGGGTTTGATACATACGATTGGCGGTCTTTCCCGGACTGCCACGTCGGCACTGCGACAATTGATCGATGCCGGTACGCTGTCCAATCTCCCAGCGGGTTTCAAGGCCCGTGGGCTGCGTATTCGGGATGACGATGCTCCGTTGCAGCCGGGTGAGTTCCGCGACGTGGACGCTCCCGGTGGGGCTATACGGGATAGCCTCATGCCGCTGCCATTCAAGGGGCCTGACCAGACGCTGTTTAACCTGTTGGGTTTTGTGGTGCAGGCGGGTCAGCGGTTCGCGACCATCACTGATTTGAAGGTTGGCGACGGCAATCAACAGGCACCGGTGGGCACGACCATTGCGATGATGGAACAAGGCTCGCGGGTCATGAGCGCAGTGCATAAGCGTTTGCACTATGCGATGCGTCAGGAGTTCAAAATTCTTGCTCGCGTGATGTCTGAGAGTTTGCCGCAGGAGTATCCGTACTCTGTTGCTGGCAGTGACCAGACGATTATGGCGGAAGATTTTGATGATCGGGTTGATGTTATTCCGGTCAGCAATCCGAATGTCTTTAGTCAGGCGCAGCGGATTATGCTCGCGCAAACCAAGATGCAGCTCGCGGCCCAAGCTCCAGAGCTTCACAACATGCACGAGGTATTCCGTGACATGTATGAGGCTTTGGGTGTGACGGATGTAGATCGTTTGATGAAGGCGACGCCTGCGGAAATTCCGGAGCCTCTTGATCCGGCTCAAGAGAACATCAACGCATTGGATCAGTTGCCAATGACGGCGTTTGAGGGTCAGAACCATCAGGCGCACATTACGGCTCACCTATTGTTTGGTTCGTCTCCGATGGTCAGCCAGATTCCGACGGTTGCTATGAATTTGCAGAAGCACATCATGGAACACGTTCAGATTGCTGCGCGGGAGCAGGCGGCGGTTCAGTACCTACAACAGGTGCAGCAACAAGGCGGTCAGCCCGCGGACGAGGAACAGATGCTACAGATCGAGCAGCTTACGGCTCAGTTTGTTGCGGAAGGCTTGCAACAGGTCAAGCAGTTGTCTGGCGAGCTATCTGGCGCGGGGGCCCCGGACCCACTTGTGCAGCTCAAGGAGCAGGAATTGCAACTCAAGGCGCAAGCGGATCAGGCGGACAACCAGATCGACCAAGCCAAGGTACAGTTGGAGCAACAGGGTCAAACGATGCGTTCGCAACAGTTCGACCAGCGGTTGGCTTCTCAAGAGCGTCAAACGCAGGCTCGTATTCAGTCTGCCATGGAACGCGAGCTGTTGAAGCAGCGTAACCAAGGGGGACCACAGCAATGATGGAAAAGAGCTTAACCTACGCGTATCCGCAGAAGTTTGCGGAGGGCGGCGAGGTTCCTTCGGGTGTTGAAGTACCAGAGGGCTTTGAATTTGCCGGTATGGTGGACTCGAAGTACCAAGGTCCAGTCGCTTCGTTTACCAAAGTAGGGGACGATACTGGTTTCACAATTTACGCTGCGGAAAATCAGTTTGGTAAAAACAAGGGTAAAACTGGGTATTACTTCGATGATGTTGGAGACGAGGCGGGTTCCGCGGGCACTGGCGGTTATTTGGATGCCAACGATGCGTTTAATCAGGGCCGCTCACGGTCCAACAATTACGTTCACCATTACAATACATTGATTGATCGTGGCGTAGAGCTAGACGATGCCGCTATGGAGCAGTTAAACGCGGCTTTGGCACATCACGATAAATATTTGGGCGGCCAAGAAAGTTATGCGTCTAACCGTTCAAACATCATCGACGCGATGAACAACGTTGTAAATTACGATAATTTCACTGGTCAAATATACTCGATTGGTAACGATGGCGCGAGGTCCTTGCGAGACTTCGCAGACACGTTTACCACCATGGCTATGGGCGAAGAAGACGGTGGGTTACCTATTAACGGTAAGTTACCTAACGTCGGAGACACGTTTACCACCGCGGCTATGGGCGAAGAAGACGGTGGGTTACCTATTAACGACGTGACAACCCAAGCTTTGGGTGAAGAAGATAGTTTTCCCGCGCCTTTCGATCCTGTTTACACCACCATGGCTATGGGCGAAGAAGACGGTGGGTTTAAGCCCGAGTTATTCACTAAGGCGCTAGGCGAAGATAGCACTACTCCCGCG